ACCCGCACCGAGTCGTATCGCAGCCCGATGCGCGGTGCGGGTGCGACCGTGTCCAGATCGATGATCGGCCGCGGTACCACGATCCGCTCACCAGTGACCTGTGCCGATTGCCCTGCAACCGTCATCGTGCCCGCAACCGTCCCAGCCGTGTGCACGAGCTGCATGACGCCGGCACCGTACACTGGCACCTGGAACGTGAGGCGTGCTGTGTCCGCGCTGAGCGACGTCGAGATCGTGACGACGCCCATGCCCATCGGCAGCTCGAGGCGCGCGGCATCGAAGTCGAGTGCGAGCGGCTGACCGTCGACGGTGAGCGACCAGCGGCCGGTGGCCCACGGTGCAGGCGGCTCCGGCTCCGGCGGGTCAGGGATCACGGTGTCGGGCGGCACGACGATGGTGTCGGGCGGCGATCCGAGCAGCGCCCGCACACGTGCGATCAGCGCGTCGAGCCGGTCGATGATCTTCGTCAGTTGCGTCTCGCTCGCCCGGATGAAGCCGCGCGAGCTCACGGCGTCCTTGCGCCCGTCGACGAGGTCGGCGAGCAGACTGTCGACCTGCGCGCTATCGGGCGCCTGCGCGGCAGCCGGTGCCGCGAGCAGCAGCGCCAGCACGAGTACGGCGGTACAACGCATGGGGAGTGCTCCCGCGTTGGGGTTCCTGGTGCTTACTGCGGGTCCGCGATTTCGATGTCCCATGACCCGGTCGTCAGTGTGCCGCCCGCAGTCAGCTGCTGAGGTGCGTCCGTCACTGTGACGTACAGCAGGCGTGACTGTGCTGCGTTCGCGAGTACGGCATGGTCCGCGTCGCCAGAGCTAGTGATCGGGATACCCGACTGACCGGCAACAGTGAGCTTACGTCCGCTCATATCCCCGTTCGCCTTCGTGAAGTCACCTGCGTCTACGGCGACCGAAGCGAGCGCCAGTGCTGCGATGCCGGCGAAGTTGGTCGGCTGATCAGTGCAGATGTACAGCGTGTCCGCGGTGGCGATTTCGTCCAGCGCAGCATCAAGTACATCGTCTGGAGCGAACTTTGGCATCAGTGACCTCCGTTGGGCTGAAAGATACCTGTGGCCCCCGGCTTCCTCTCACCAGTCTCGATACTGCCCGAGAGATCCTCGGCCCACCCGGCCGCACACCACCGCTCTGCGAGCTCCCGCGGAACGCTGATCTGATCATCCTTCTCCTGAATGTAAACACGCCCGTCGTGCTTACTCTTCAGGTTCTCCTCCAGAATTCTCACCCGGATCTTTGTCTCCGCCATTGTTCTCTTCCTTGACCACGAGGGAATTGATGATATCGGCTGGTACATTCAACTTCACGAGCATCTCCTTCAAGCTCTCGAGATCAAAGGAGTCGCCGGCAGCAACGACCTTCTCGAGCAACTCCAGAATACGACGTGCGCTGTGACTGACTCGAACCATCTCGGCGTTCACGTCTTCAACTCCGATGCGAGCCATAACCGTCTCTTCCGAGAGCACACCGGCCTCGAGAGACTCGAGATCCAGACGAACCAGATCGGGAGAACGCGGTCCCGGGTCGATACGCTGATCGACAGTAATGCGAATTGCGTCCGTGAAGTACCCCGGACGATTCGTGATCACTTCAGCCAGTGTCAGCACCGCGGTTAGGAGATCCCGCAGCATCCCCTCTTCGGGCACTCGCCGATGGTTCAGGTCCTTTTCGAATACCGCGCGTGCCTGCTCGTACGCAATACCGCTGGCCTCGGCGTTGCTGATGCCCCCGAGGTGACCCTGACCACACATACGCAGGATACGGCGACGTGTGGCCTCGATTGCCTCGAGGTAGGGCTTGGGGTCGACCGGATCGGCGATGAAGACGTCCGGTGTCGCATACCCCTTTCGCTCCCCGCGCTCGTTGTATTCCGGTAGACCGACAAGCTCTGTCGTGGTGTTCGCACCGAGTGTGCGCTCCTGTGGCAATACGGCCCACTCCCGCCCCTCTTCGTCACGCTCGATAAAAGCACCGGACGCGAGATGGTCCCCTTCCGTGTACGGGATACGGAACCCCTGCGGCTTTGCGTTCTTGATGTAACGTTCCCGAAACGCCGCCGTCTCCGCCAACCGTGTAATCAGTGTGGTCAGGAGATTCAGCTGACGCTGCGTACGGATCACAGGGTCGGTCAGCAACGACCGCACCTGCATCTCCGTGAACAGCAGCCGACCCTTCAACTTGAGGCGAGCTACGCGATCAGGGCGAGCCCGATCCGCGTAAACGATGCGAATGATTGTGTCCGCCTCTTCATCTGTGTCGCGCTCCGGGTCGAGATACACCAGTTCCGCGCGCTTGTATACCCGCCGACGACCGTTTGGCTGACGCACCACTTCCTCGTCGAGGTACACTGCGCAGACGTCCTGCGTGTTGTCGTCGACTACGATGGTGCCGACATCCGGCAGCGGTGCCATGACTCGAATGTATGTCATGGCCTGCTCGAATGTAGCCGCGTCGCGGAAGTAGACGGTGCCCTCCTCGTCCTTCAACAGGAAACGCGCCGGTATCCACAGGCGGAGTCCCGCAACGCCAGCCCACGCGCCAGTCTCCTGGCACTTCTGGATCAGCTCCTGGAGCTTATTGGCATCCCACCAGTTGGACAGGAGGTTTTTTGCCTCCTGCACTTTCTGTGCGATTTCGTCGGGAAGGGTTTGGCCTTCGGCGAGTTCTTGTAGCGGAACGGCCCCTATCTGTGGCTCGGAGAACGCATTGGCTACGTTGGAGGTCACCTCACCGACGGCATCCTCAGGAGCGAACTGCGCCTTGATCTTGTCGTTACCGACAGCGTCCCCGGGACCGACCCACTCGAGCCCGCGTCGCAGGTGGTCCTTGTCGACCGCGTACGCCTTGCGAACAGCGTAGATGTCTTGAGGAAGCTTTGCCTTGACTTCCCGGACGACATCGGCGTAGGTCCACTCGTCAAAAGGCGCTACTGAGAGCGGAAGAAAAGCGGAGCTAGGCTCTGTTGCCATACGTCTGCCCGGTGTAGGAGTCGTGCGGAGCCTTCTTTGCCCGGATCTGCTTCTGTAGCGCGTATCTCACAGCATCCCAAATGTGATTGTGCTTGTCCACAAGTACGGGCAGCACTTCCTGAGTCTGCTTGTCCACCTTGTAGGACCAAAGCCGCGCTTCCTCTGCCGCATGTTTGCACCGCGGGTGAATAATAATATCCTCAAACCCCCGCAGATACGCAATACCGTCCTCCACGGACCCCGGCCACTTGTAGACCGGAGTGATACGATGGAGTCCATGCTGCTTGAGGTAAGAGATGGTTTCCGGTCGCGCAGAGTCGGCACGAATGATTCGGGCAAATAGGTGCCGGTCAAGATCCGAATACCAGCGTGTCGTGGTCTTGTGGAGATCGAGGCCAATCTTCCAGGACTCGCGATGTATGTAGAGCCGACCCTGTGAGATCCGACGGTTCTGCGGTGGCTCGATGTAGACCTCGACCAGTGTGGTCGGGTCCTGTGCAAATCCGAAATCCGCTCCGTAAAACGGCCCCAGCCAGTCCGGGTGCGGCTCAAACGCTTCGATACGGTACTTGCCGTGAAGTACCTGCGCCTCGGACGTCTGCCGCGGGTGCCCGCCCCATACGTGTTCCGCAGCTTCAGGGTCCACGCGGTAGAGATAGTCCTTCTCCTCGCGCAGTTCGTCCGGGAACCACGGATTGTCTTGCCAACCTACGCGCTTAATAATGGAGTTCGGTGGCTGATTGACGACGAACCGCTGATACGTCGCGTCTTCAAACAGGTTCGGGTTGAAGGAGACCCAAATCTCGGAACCGGGCTTTCGAATCGTGGGAATCAGAATCTCCCACGAGTCCTTCGTTACCGATTCTGCTTCCTCCACCCATACAATGTCGATACCCTCGAGCGACTTGATCCGGTTCGTGTTGTACCGGAGGCCTTCGAAGATGAACACCGTACCTGTGCCAGCGTGCTCAATCTGTCGCTGTGTGATCGTCCACCCCGGCATCCGCAGGAGTTCGATCTGGTCCTGCAACAGGCGATGCACGGAGTCGGCGATGGACTTCTGATACTCACGGGCGCACAGAATGCGAAGCTTCTGCTGGGCACCCTTGATCAACAGGGCGCGAGCGAAGCTCCAGGATCGCGCGGCACCACGACCGCCGTAAAAGATTTTGTATCGCGCAGGGCGGAAGAGGTCCGCTGCCCACATGGGCAGTTCGGCGTTTAGCTTCATTCGGAAAATATCTTGACGGCACCCTTGGACTCGACGATGGCCCACGTCTTGTCCAAAGTTTCCGTGATGTGAACGACAACGCCGAGTTCATCGTCGGCGGTAATGACCCAGCGCAGTTCCTTACCGTCCAAGAATATCTTGTAGCGTTTCTTCGGATCGGTAGTTTTGTACGCCGGGTCACGATAGTCGGCTGATATTCTCACTCGAGGTCCGAGAAATCTTCGGTCTCTTCTTCCTCTTCCGGAGCTTCCGGAGCCACGGTCGTAGTGGACCCGTCCGGATTCACGAACTGTACGGTCATGGCCACAGGTACGGAGCCGCCGCCCGGACCGGACACCTCGAGCCCGTCCTTCATCATACCGAGCACCCGCGCGATGTCTCGCAGAGCCTGATGGGCATCGTAGAACTCGATCTTCGGAACACCGTTGGCGTCGAAGCCGAAGTTCTTGATGTACTGCTTGTATTCGATGACCTTCTCGGCGTCGATGTCAAGGCGCCCGTGTTCGTTGATCTTGACAATGTCCCCGACCTGTGCCCGCGCGATCTCGGTGAACCGCGCCAGCACCTCCGCGGCACTCATCGAGTTTTCCCGCATGCGCTTGTCAATGTATGCCTTCACCGCGGGATGGCGAAGCAGGCGTGTGCCCTGCTGTGAGGGGTTCGGCCCATCCACGTTGTATCCGGCAACGCGCGCGGCTTCGATGTTGTTGAAGCGCTTCCCCGACACGCGGCCCGTGAGCCACTCGTCGGCAAACGCCTGCATACGCGCTGTAATCGGCTTGGCCACAGTGTATCTCCTGTCTGCGTGTCCGCCCGTAGGATACACGTACGAGGGAGTTGATGTCAAGGGTCACGTTTTTAGCAAAACGATTAGGAGCAAAAATCAAAGTGAGCGAAGAGCCCTGTAGGGGTATAGGGGGGTAAAGGGGTATGAGTAGAAGTGAAAATGAGGGATTGACCGGAGGCACGCGGGGCGTTCCGCGCCGCCCGGGTGGGGTGCCCGGTTTTACCCGGACACCCCCCTCCCCCTACCGCCGCCGGTCCAGTATCCGCAGGGTCGGTACCCCGAGGGTACCGAACAATACCAAGTACACCAGCACGTATACGGCCATGTTACTTACCCTCCGGGTAGTTCAGCACAACACCGCGGGGCAGCTTGGTGCCGGGGGCCGGCAGTACCGTACCGCCCTTAGTCGCCTTCAAAAACGCCTGTACTTGGGTCCGGGCGGTGTAGTAGGTGACCCCCAGCCCAATGCAGGCATCCATGTACGCCTTACGGGTAGGGGCCGGGGTCACAGGGTTACCCTTGGGGTCAAAGTACATGGCAAACCCGGTCACCCACACCAGCCCAACCGGCATCGCCACTGTACTGTCCCCCCGATAGGCGGGTGTGCTGGCGGTTGTGGGTGCCAGTGTGGCGATAGGTGCGGTGGCGGTGGCGGTGGCCTTGGCGGTGGACTTAGTGGACTTGGACATTGTGTAACCCCCTGTGGTGTTGTGTTACCATGTAGTACCGTAGTGTACTACACCACCAATGTACACTCGTGTACCCCCGCACGCAAGGGGGTTACAGTGTTAAAAGCATTACAACATTGTAATACTTGGAGCCGTGGTTCTGGTCCACTTTGTGGGGCAGGAGTGTGGTG